AACGACAACCTTTAGCAAAAGCGGCGTTGATACTATTTCCGCACTTGGCGGGGGTGGCGGCGGCGGTGCTAGCGGCTCTGGTGCAGGTGGAAATGGTGGGTCTGGCGGTGGTGCTGCAAACAACAACGCCGCAGGAACTGCAAGCGGAAGCAATACCAACGCTGGTGCTAATTCCGACCCTGCAACCTCTCACGGCGGCACAAATGTTAGAACTTGCGGCGGTGGTGGTGGCGCAACTTCTGCTGGCGTAGCAGGAACGAATTTAGCTACTAGCACAGGTGGCAACGGCGGTGCGGGTTATACTCTAAGTTCAATTGATGCCAACTTAACTTCCGCTAATTTCCCAACTACGCTTAGCGGTATGACAGTTATCTGTTCAGGTGGCGGCGGTGGTGGTTGGAGAGATGGCACAGCAAGAGTTACTACAGGCGGCACAGGTGGCACAGGTGCAGGAAATGGACAAGGCTCATCAAATCCAAGTGCAGTTGTAAATGCTACTTCAAGAGGATCAGGCGGCGGTGGCGTAGGTGGAACAAATGTTAGTGGCGCAACAGGCGGTAATGGAGTCGCAGGAATAGTTATTGTGAGGTATCTAGCGTAATGAAAAATGTAGCCTTATTAAACGAAAGTAACATTGTATTAAACATTATTGTAGTTAAAGATGATTTTGAGCAAGAAAATTACGTTGAATATTCTGACGAAAATCCTGCTTTTATAGGTGGAGATTTTTACGAAGGTCATTTTTATCCACCGCAACCTTATCTAAGTTGGGTGAGATTAAATGGAAATTGGCAACCGCCAACACCTAGACCCGAGGGTATTAGCTGGTATTGGAACGAGGCAAAGCAGGTTTGGGTAGATGGTAACGAGCTATAACGGCTGGCCTGCCAGCAAAGACCCGGAAGAAATCGGCATTAAGAATTACCCCGTGCCGGGTACTAATAGAAAGCTCAAATGCGCTGAGGCTGTAGCACCTTTGCTAATAGGTTTTGCCGCTGAGTTTCACGCGTTGATAGAACCGATAGATGAGGGCGAGTGGGACGAGTGGGGCTACGCTTTTAGAGATGTAAGAGGCGTTGTAGGTAAACTTAGTTGCCATAGCAGCGGTACAGCTATAGATCTAAACGCAACTAAACACCCGCTGACTAAGCGCGGTACATTTCCAGCCGAGAAAGTGCCAATGATTAAAGCTTTATGTAAAAAGTGGGGTTTGGCTTGGGGCGGTGAGTGGACTAGGGCAGATGAAATGCACTTTGAAATAAGCGTAAATGCTAAAAAAGCCGCTAAGATAATCTCAAAGTTAGGGGTAACAAATGCCGACTAGCGCGCAAGTAGTGGTAGGTACTGAGGCTGTAGTAATAGTACCTAAATCAGATTTTGACCAAACAGCTAATTTACATAATCTAGGCGGTGGCGCTATTTATTTAGGCGGCCCAAACGTAACTACAAGTAATGGCTATAAATTAGATAATGGCGATAAACTAACAGTACCCGTAGGCGACCACGAAGCATTATATGCCGTTGCCGCTAGCGGTACTCATACCGTAGGGGTACTTACCCAAATAAACTAAGGGGCATTTAGGATAGACAAATGAATAAAAAACAAATAGAGGCAGCCTTATACAGCTATGGACGTGCTGCGCTAGCAAGCGTTGCAGCTTTGTATATGTCTGGGATTACAGATCCTAAAGTATTGGCTAACGCTTTTATTGCCGGGTTAATTGGGCCATTAGTAAAGGCAGTACAGCCCAACGAAAAGCAATACGGCGTAGGCGCTAAGTAGTGCGAGCCCTGCTAGGGGCTCTGTTACTTACAATGCTCTTAGCAGGGTGTGGCTATGACGGCTGGGTAAGGTATCCGTGCCAAAACTATGAAAACTGGGAAAAGCCAGAGTGTAACCCGCCTCAATGCAGAGCAACGGGCGTATGTACAAAGGACTTAATTAACCCTAATGAGTAGACAACGTACAAAATTAGCCCCCGAGGACATACACGCCCGGCTAATCTTTTTTATAGGCGCGGTGTTAGCTGTAACCTTTTTAACTATAACTACAGGTGCGGTATATGCCCTAGTATTTGTAACACAGCCAATAGGCCAGCAAGCCCCTAACGATAGAGATTTTATACAGCTGTTACAGACGCTAGCTATATTTTTAACAGGCGCTTTGGGCGGGGTACTTGCTGGTAATGGGCTTAAATCTAAGGCTGATAAAGACACAAAGAAAGACACGCCGCTAGAAAGCTAGCAATATGTCTTAGGTATAGGTCATACTTTTACTACACGCTGAGAGGGCTACTTAGTGTAGTAGTTTTATCAGCCTTAACAAAGGGTGATTTATGTTAGCTGATTTAGCAGTAATTACATTAACGGTGCTAATAGTAGGTCTATTTATGCTTGGCGCTTACCGTACGGGATACAGAGAAGGCCACGGTGACGGTTACCTTAGAGGGCGCAATATAGCTAAGGCCTTAAAAGAGGTAAACAAATGAGCTTTCTAGACGGTTACGAAGATGTAAACGCTCGCATAAAAAGAGCTAGGGCAGAATATCCGGGCTTACGCTTAGTCGCCTACATAGAAGATATAGATATAAAAAATGGCTACATACTGGTAAGAGCCGAGGCCTATAAAACCTATGAAGATGAGAAGCCAAGCGCTGTAGATTATGCCTATGAGCTTAGATCTGATAGAGGCGTAAACGCTAATTTCTGGGTAGAGAATTGCGTAACGTCAGCTTATGGGCGCGTTATAGGTTTACTAACCCCGGGCGGTGCAGGCAGGCCTACACGTCAAGATATGGAGAAGGTAGAGGCTATCCAAGCGCCATTACAGACACGCGGAGCAGGCGGGGCAATACCTACAGCGGCAGAAAGTATCAACGCCCTAAAAGCCAAGCTAGGGGCTGAGGTAATGCCAGAGCCGCCAATATGTACACACGGGCATAGGGTCTTACTAGAGGGCATAGGTAAGACAGGCAGACCATACAGGGGCTATATGTGTAGCGAGAAAGTAAAGGCTAAACAATGCTCGCCAATATGGGCTAAACAGTATGGCGATAAATGGTTGATGCCAGATGATCATAGCGAGGTATTACTAGAGGCCGGGCGTAATCTAGACCCTGTAGCAGAGCGCGAGCCTGTACCAGAGGCATTTATGAGCGATAGCGAAAGGGCAAACAATAAATGAATAAAATAACGCTTACAAAACAAGAGCAATACACTTGCCATAAAGCGGCGTTGATTAGGGCAGAAAATACGCCGGATTATTGGGATACGCGTAGCGGCGCTTATGAAGCTGCAGAGTCAGGCCTTAACCTGCACGAGTTTATAGCGCAAGATGCAGCAGCTACTGGTAGTGAGTGGGCGGTAGCTAAAGTGCTAGGTTATGATTTTGACCCATATTTAGTCAAGGGTAAACGCATAGCAGATGTAGGTAAAAATATAGAGGTCAAGTCCACTAAATACTTAACCGGGCATTTAATTATCCAAGAAATAGATCGCACAGAGGACATAGCGGTTTTGGTGCTAAATAAATCACCCGATTACACAGTAGTAGGTTGTTTGCCTATTGCCTGGGCCAAAAATGAGAGATTTAGGCATAAAGTCCAGGCTAATTGGTGGATACCACAGGGTAATTTAATGCCAATAGGCACTATGCCATATCCAGTAATACAAATAGCTATAGCTAAATAGATAATGGGGTTACAAACTATGCTTTATATAGAGGCTAACTGCAGACAATGCAAGACCAACACGCTACAGCTAGAGCGCGTGGTATCTGACCACCTGCCACCTAACGTCAAATGCCTACAATGCACTAGGTGCGGGCTACTAGATATAACGTTAGTAGATGTGGATAACGCTAGGCAGGTACGCAATTAAGTTATCCACAGGGGCTAAAAACCTGTGGACAACACGCCCAAGCCTCGCTCAAGTTATCCACAATTTAACTAAATGCTTGACTTATCGGGTACGCTGTCTGCGCGGAACGCAAGCCCCGAAGGGCGCTAGCTTGCGAACGCTGCGACAGCTAGGGCTACAGTTCTGCCTAGTATTAGGCTTGCTATCTTTACAGACCTTACCCGTGAAAGCTGATATAAACGCTACAGATGCTTATAAGATTTATGCTCATATAAAGATAGGTTCATATAAAGAGTTTAGATGCATTGAGAAGCTATGGACTAAAGAGAGTAATTGGCGGCCTAAGGCACAGAATAAACTAAGTACTGCCTATGGCATACCACAGCTGTTAAAGCTAAAAGAAACTAACCCTTACAAACAGATAGACTTAGGGCTAAAATACATAGATAAGCGCTATAAAGGTAGCCCCTGTAAAGCTTTAGATCATCATAAGAAGAAAGGCTGGTACTAATGGCTAAGTCTGGTGACCCTAGACTTAAGCGGGCTTATCGCACTAGGTTTAGAGATAAAGTCTTAGCTAGAGATAGCTATACCTGCTATTACTGTGGGCAAGATGCAGACCAAGTAGACCACGTCATACCTATAAGCAAAGCTCCAGAGCTGGTAGTAAGTTTTGATAATGCTGTGGCCTGTTGCAAGCGTTGCAACGTATCTAAAGGTAATAGATCTCAAGGCGTTTTTTTAGCCCGTAC